ATCCCAGAGATTGGATTAATCAAACCGTTACACATGAATCTGTTCATGCAGTTCAGAATTGTAAAGGTGGACCTCTTGGATACAAGAAAGAAAATATGCCCTTACCAATTTTTAAATTAAAGTATCTAGTTGCCTCTTCGTCAATCTCAGGTAAAGTGGAACAACAAAGATTTCAGAAAGAACACGAAGCATATTATCTTGAAGACAGCCCAGAAAAAGTTCATTCATTAATTAAGAAGTTTTGTTTCTAAATAAAATTGACTAGGTATAAACTATGGAATTTATTGCTTTTTTGATTGTTGGATATGTGGAGGTGGGTCCAGATAGTTGTCGTCTAGAATATCTTCGTTACAATGATATACACTCACTTGTAGTCCCGTGCCACGAGAATGGAACACTCCAGAGAGGGAGTGTTGGAATGATTCCATCCATAAAATACTTAAAGCCATAGATCACCATACTCGTCTTTACTTAGAGACGGATGATACTTGGCACGAAGAGCAGGCACAAATACTTAGAAAATACGTTAAAGATTTAAAAGTTTGGATACATAAAGAAGAGGGATGGTGGAACGAATGAAAAGACTTCTTATGACACTTGGATTGTCATTGACTCTCCTTAGTCCAGTTCAGGCAGCACAAGTCATAAAGAAACAACCAACTGTAGCGCCATATTCACTGGCAGCAATGGGTTGTATGATACTTCTGGAATGCACTGAGGGTGTAGAGCAACTCACGCCAGAATCAGAGATATTCAAATCTTCAGACTTTGATTTATTCCGAGATGAAATCAAAGCAATTCTGACTGGTCTAGATGCTAGTAAGGTGCCTGTGTATCTTGCACCAAAGAGATATTTTACACCAGGAACCATTGGTCTCTACAAACCTGACCTCAATCGTCTTTATATTAATGAATATCTTTTGAGAGACCCCAGAGAATTTCTAGGCACGCTTCGTCACGAAGGATGGCACGCTGTCCAAGATTGTATGGCAGGTGGTATCAGCACACCATTCATGGCACAAGTCCATCAGGATAAAGAGATACCTGATTGGGTCGTCAAGCAAACAACAAAAACCTATACTGCTGCTGGCATGGCTCGTGCTATTCCTTGGGAGTCTGATGCTAACTGGGCAGAGGAGCAATCAAATGTAACCGCAAACCATTTAGCGATGTGTGGTAAGGGTCCTCTATGGGAGCAAGTCAAACCTACTCCTATGACGATGGAATGGTTGATTGGTTGTGGATGGATGAAACCACAAGAGGGTCACGAAGTTTATACTCCAAATAGAAAAGCAGATTTTTGTACGCCAGGTAAGTTCTAATGCCAGAAGATTTTCCCTGGGGCGTGATCATCATATTAGGATGTGGTCTGACTTTTACAGCGTATGTAATCTACTACATATTACGAATGGCACATTTGGAGATGCAAAATGAAGAACCTAGCAATCATTCTGTCGGCAACAAGTCTGGCAGTTAGTGGAGCACTGTGTTATGGTGCTTATGTGACTTATCAAAAGGCACAGAAGATTTTAGACAACCCAGAGGAGTTTGTCGGTGCTGTTGTAGAGAAACAAGTTAACAAAGCATTTGAGAAACTTCCTATTCCTAAACTAAATACCAAAGAGTTTAAATTGCCTTTCTAATGGATAAAGATCCTTATATTTACCGTATTAAATCCGTTCTTAAAGTTGTAGATGGTGATACGATAGATGCGTCAATAGATTTGGGGTTTGATATCTCCCTTACTAAGAGAATTCGTCTTGCGGGCATTGACACGCCTGAGAGTAGAACAACTGATGCAAAAGAAAAAGCACTTGGTCTTGAGGTTAAAGAATGGCTTAAAAAGAAACTAGAATGTCAAACAGATATTATTGTAAAAACAGAACTTCCAGATAGTACTGAGAAGTATGGTAGAATTCTGGGACATTTGTTTATTGGAGACAAAGATGTCTCTGCAGTCAATAAAAAGAAATCAGTCAATCAACAAATGATTGATGAAGGATATGCTTGGAAATATGATGGTGGTACTAAAAAGAAAGACTTTGCTTTATTGGAATCAAAAAGACAAGCGAGCAGATAATTTTTTAGCAACTTTTTTAGCGGGGGTAAATAGAGACTTAAATCTCTTTTGCCCTTCTTTTGTAAATTTATTTTGTATTACATCATCAATAATAATCTTGTTTTCTATTTCATATAGAGAATTTGTTTCTACTTGTGCGCGAATATAATTCTCTACATTATCAGTTTGATCAATTAATTTTGTACCGTCAGTAGAATATTCAAATATATCAATCTTTCCACTATCAGTGAGAACATAATGTAGAACAGGTTTGACTTGTTTGATTTTGATTTTAAATTTATTTTTTGCTGTTTCTCTTATTAGAGGTTCTGCAGCATTCTTAAGTGCATTAAAGACTGCTGTTGATACTACTGTTGCTGCTGTTGTAACTACTGCGACAGAACCAGCCGTAGCAACAAGAGAAGGATCAGGTAAATTAATATCGACTCCATTAAAAGTAAAGGTTGGTTGGGGGGTGTCTGCTGGTATTTCAACTTGTACTTGAGGTTGTACTGAAGGTTGTGCTGATTGTTGTGCTTGAATTTTTGCAGGTGTATTTGTAGGTTTTGTGTCTGGTAATCCTCTAGATTTTTCTTCCTTAGGTTCTTCTTTTTCTTTTTGTCCTGTCCTTACAGCATCGTCAAATTGTTCTCTTGTTGGAACATTAAGTGTCGGATAGTTTATTCTTGTACTCGGCATATTAATAATTGGAAGTTCCATTCCACGAATAACTGGAACTTCCATTGATTTCAAAACTGGTTGTTCTATAGTTGGAATAATACTAGGGCCGTTAATCGGTGTTAATTTTATATTAGATATTTCCATTTTTTAATTTTTCATCTCTTTTCCTCTGTTGTGCTAATAGTTGTTTTTCTCTAATTTTTTGTTTAGTTTCTTCACTCATTTTTACTCCATACCGAGAATTATTTTTTCCACTTCTATCTGGTTGGTTTTTTCTCATTTTTTCTAACGCTTCTGGTGTGTGACCACCTAGTGTAGGACTTTTCCAATCTCCACTTTCAACTCTTTTTTTCTGAGATTCACTAATTTTTTTTCTTACTTCTGGCCTTTTTGCTGGATTTTTTTCTCCTAAAAGTTTTCCTTTTCCAATAACACTTAATTTTTCTTTTACTTCCGGTGTATGTGAAATATATTGACTTCCTCCTCCTATTGTATTATTATAACCCTGCTCATAAGATTTGTATTTTTTAATATAAAAGGTTTCTTTTTCATCAAGATTAATAATATTACATTCTTCTAAAAGTTCTATTGTAAAGTTTTCTTTTCCATATTTTTGAATTGCATATGATACTGCTGTCTTTTTGCTAGGTTGTTGATGTTCTTTAAATCTTTGCTCAAGAGTTAATTTTGTTTGGCCCACATATACTTTATTGTTTATTGTATTAGTAATTAAATATATTTTTCCCATATGGTTAGATTTTGAACTTGTATTATTATTTATATAAATTGAGAAGTTCAAAATCTAACCTATTTTTTTATTTTAGAAATAATTTGTCCGTTTCCTGTCATTAAGTATCCATTGGGTCCTGGACCAACTATATCAGCACAAGTTATTCCATGTGGACTATCTGGATGAAAAAATCCTCCACTTTTAATAAGTTCTAAACATTTGATTGCTCTTACGAGCGCAAAATCTAATTTTGCTTTATCAGTTTCTGCTTGTTGTCTTGCAGTTTCAACCCTTGCTCTTGCTTTACAAAGTTCAGTTAATCCTCCATCAAGAGGAAAATTAAATCCCATACTGATGCCAGCATTACTTCCAAAGGTTTGATATGTTGTAGGATCTCCGTTGCCGTTTAAATTGCCTAAAGCAAACGGAGCAAAACTCATCGTCGGGCCTTGACAACTAACCCCTCCGCCGTAGGTATTAACAGCATACGGCCCTTGGAGGACTTGGACTGCTTGGTTAGTAACGTTTCCTGTAGCAGAAGCACTAGGCCCAGCAATGTTAGTATTACTAGGAGCTGTTTGAGCCAGCACAGGCGATACATATAACCCTACTGCGTAAAGACAGATATAGAGTTTGTTTTTGATTCTGTTTCTGTAGTTCGATCTATCCATGTTTCTTTTGCAATTCCAGGACCGAGGTATGTTTCACTAAACTGGAATGGCGCACCAGGGGTAGTTAACGTATAAGAATTTCCAGGAGCAGGTGTTCCTGTAAATGTAATATTTGTTCCAGTGACAGTATAAGACGTGCCAGTTGTATATTCAATCTGACGAATAGTTTCTATGATCTTTGTAGTTGATGTAGTTTCTGCTGTTACTGTGCCCCTAGTAAAGTTAGGAACGACCGTATTCGCAAGTGCAGTTGAGTGGAGGGTGACAAGTGCAACCCCCGCACACAGGGCATAGCTCACCCTGTTTTTGAAACTTGAGGTAAATCCAACGAAAGACATAACGAAGCCCTCTCATTTCTTTACAGATTCACGACTGGGTTCTTCTGCTTGTGTGTGCAGTGGACATGCCATTACAGGCATACACCAGAGACAGATGACTGCTAGGATGAGTAAGTTTTTCATTTGAATACACTGAGTTCGATTGTTCTTTGACCAGTAGCAGTGGTGCCAGGACCACCAGCAGTAACAGTAGGAACTGATGTGCCAGAGAGAGTACCAGCAAGAGTTCCAGCACTACCACCTAAC